TAAAATAAATGCAATAAATGTGAAATAAATGTTAAAAAGTTTGCGGGATAAATAAGTTTATCTTATATTTGTGTATAGAAATTAATTAAACAACTTAAAAATTAGAAATTATGATCAGCGTAACAAACACAATTAACAACGAAGTAAGAGTATTTGAAACAATGGAAATGGTTAACGACCATATCAAAAGTGAAATCGAATGGTTTAACTCGCCAAATGAAAACAAGAACGGTAACGGCTACGATTCCGACGACTTTTTAGTTGATACTTTGCAATACGTTATTTTTGATAATTCAGCAAACGGTAGTGCCTATGTTTGCGAAAGTGGAAGAAACACAGAATGTGCGGAAGATGCTTGGGTATTTGAAACGGAAAAAGATGCGCAAAGTGTAATTGACAATACTGGCGACTGGTCGAAATGGGCAACAGTTCAGATTTTTTAAGATGGCGAACATAGACGACAAATTAATCGAAATGATGGAAGTGAAAAATATACACCCGATATTCATCAGCTATACGCAAGGCTTCCAACTTGACGATATACACGTAATTGATGGCACGGCATACGCAGAAGACTTAGAAACGGAACTGGGCGAGGTGGATATTCAGAATTTGGAGGAACAAAGCGAGATTTTTGCCGATTTCAATGGGTGCAATGGCTATGAATATTACGAGGGCGATGTGTCGCTTTGGCACGAACCAACAGATGAGGATAAAATAATAAAATATTAACAACTTTTTCCGCTCTTGATTGCGCTAATTATTCTGAGTATTTGCCGAAGATGTGTTTTAAGTTGCTTTTTTGAACATTATTTAGGTTTATAATTTGGAAGTGTGGCGAACCACGAAAGTGCTTGGGTGGATTAATTTAACTTTAAAAACTAAAAAAATATGGAAAATAATAACAACAATATTCGGTCAGTATTTACGATTAACGAAAACGCAAAACCGAACATTTTGAGCTTGAAAAAGAGAAATTTCAAAGTAATAAAAAGAGCAAATGGATTAGGCTCATTTCATGGAAAATCCACAAATAAAGTGAACACATTTTGCGAGTATTTGGTGGAGTACGAATGTGGTTTGAGGGAGTATTTAACAGAAAAACAAGTTACCGAGCAAGTAAGGGTAAACGGTGAAACTTTTAATTAATAATAATCATGACAGCGCACAAAAAAAGAATATTACTTCGTCAAATTCTAAATTTAAAAATGGATTTAGAACTTTCGCAACTTGTCAAGTTAACTGGCTACAATTGGAAAGAACTTACTGAAACTAGGTTGAGAAATCGGGTAGTGTGGCGACAAATCTTAATGGCTTATTTGTATTCAAAAGGCGAAACTTTGGAGAAAATTGGCGGTTTATTCAAGAAAGACCACGCAACTGTAATTCATGCGATTCGCACTTTCATAAACCTATACAATTGGAAAGATTCGTTAACTTTGGAGTGTGTGAACAAGTTGAAATCTAGGCACGAAATCGAGGTCGTAGTAAGTAACGTAGCGGAAAAATTAATGTCTAAACACTATACCAATTGGACAAGTGAACTTCTGGACTTTGAAACAAAGGTCGAATATAGTTGGGTTCTGGACGCAATAAATGAGGCTTTATTAACTAAAAATGTACAATTATGATTGAGGAATTTAGAGAAATTGAGGGGTATGAGGGAATGTATCAAGTGAGCAATTTGGGTAGGGTAAAAAGTTTTTGGTACGGAAAAGAAAGAATATTAAAAGGAGGAATTAATAGTCGTGGTTATTCTGCAGTTGTTTTATATAAAGATAATAAGATAAAAACAAGATCAATCCATCAACTTGTGGCAGTTGCTTTTTTAGGACACAAACCATGTGGCCACAAATTAGTCGTTAACCACATTAATTTTTATAAAACGGACAATCGAGTTGAAAACTTGGAAATTGTAACGAATCGAGAAAACTCAAATCAAAAACACTTAAAAAGTAGCTCAATCTATACTGGTGTTTGTTTGGAAAAACACGCTAAAAAATGGAGGGCAGATATTTTTGTTAACGGAAAACTGAAATATCTAGGTTGTTTCACAGACGAAATAGAAGCACACCGAACCTATGAAAATGCGCTGATTTGTGTTAAGGAAGGCATGGTTGAGGAAATAAAAGTTAAAAAACATAATTTTTCTTCTAAATATAATGGTGTTTGTTGGAAAAAACAGTCTAAAAAATGGCTTTCATCAATTAAAATTAACGGAAAAACTAAGCATCTAGGTCTTTTCACAGACGAAATAGAAGCGTCAAACGCATACCAAACCGCACTAAAACAACTTTCATCATGAACAAACTGCCATTCAAATATCGGGTTATGCACCAATGCGCCGAAGAACTGCAAAAAATACGGATTGAAAGATTGAAAAATGCAACGAGCAGCGTGGCTATTCATAGATCTATTCAAGATTTAAACAAGTCCATAAAACAGTCAAGAAACCACGAAAGAGATAATAATTGAAGACAAACAAGTTGACGATAGTTCAATTTTCTGCACAATGAAAATTCTTAAATATGCACAACCAAAAAAAAAACAGTTTACAGACTTAAAAATAAAAGCAAAAAATAAGTTTATAAGTTGAAAAGTTGTAACTTGCACGAAAATAATCTAAAAATATGAAACAAGAAAGACCGAGATTGTATGGAAATGTATTGAGGGCATATCGAAAATTGACGAAAGTTGAAAATCGAGTTTTGGTAATTGGAGATTTGCATGAGCCGTTTTGCTTAGATGGATACCTGGATTTTTGTGTTAAAACATTCAAAGAATACAATTGCAACAAAGTAATATTTATTGGCGATTTAATTGATTCTCATTATTCTAGTTACCACGAAACCGATGCGGATGGTATGGGCGGAAAAGATGAGCTGGAACTTGCGATTAAACGTATTTCTAAATGGTATAAGGTGTTCCCAAATGCCGATGTAACGCTTGGAAATCACGACAGAATAATAGTTAGAAAAGCACAATCTAGCAACATTCCAAGCAAGTGGATTAAAGAATTTAAAGAGGTTCTGGAAACACCAAATTGGAATTTCGTAACAGAGGTTTACGTCGATGGTGTGCGCTATGTTCACGGCGATAAAAGTAGCGTGGCCCGAACATCTGCCAAACGTGATATGGTGTCAACAGTTAGCGGACACTTTCATACGCAAATGTATGTCGAATGGTTCTTTGGAAAATACGCTGCTCTTTTTGCAATGCAGGTAGGTTGCGGAATTGATAGCAAATCTTATGCAATGGGATATATGCAAGGTGGAAAAAAAGAAGCCATCGGAGTAGGGATAGTAATTGGCGGTCATACTGCTTTCAATGTAAAAATGGAGTTATGAAATTCACGCTAAAAATCAAACCTTTATCGGTTAACCAAGCGTGGCAAGGCAGGAGATTCAAAACCCAAAAATATAAGATGTACGAAAAACTTGTTTTATTATCTTTACCGAAAGTAGAATTGAAATCGTTTAAAAAGTTGACAATTACATACGGATTCAGTAACTGGGCCAGCGATATTGACAATCCTACAAAATTAATTATCGACATTTTACAGAAAAAATATGGCGTAAATGACAAGGAAATTACTGAACTTCATCAGTACAAAGTGAAAGTTAAAAAAGGGGAGGATTTTATAAAATTAGAAATAGATTAAAAAAAGTGTAATTTATTGGAATAATTTTATTATATTTGCACACGCTCGGTCAGGAGTAAGGAAATTAGGTATAAACCCCTTGAAAATCTGGACTGACCGCTAGATTTTTGAGGGGTTTTTTTATTAAACAAATATTTTTATTATGAGCAAAAGATTGCCTTATTATCAAAGTGAACCAGCGGAGTATTTAGCTGGGGATATTATGTATTGCACTTACGCAAGTCAAGGTGTGTTCACCATTCTAAGGGCATTGTACTGGCAAAAAGACTGTGAAATTACATTAACACAAGCGAAAAAAAGAATTATAAACGCAGAAAAGGAACTAGAGGAACTTGTTTATGAGGGAATTATTAAGGTTGTTAATGATGATATCGAGATTAATTTTCTTGATGAACAATATGCCGAAAGAACAAAATTAAGCAAAGTTTATTCTGAAAACGGTTTAATTGGCGCAAAAAAAAGATGGGAGAAACACAACAAGGATAAGGGATGCATAGCCAACCTAGAAAAAAAAGATAGCCAAAGCATAGCCACCCTAGAAAAAAGTGATGGCAAAAGTATAGCATTTAGAGAAGAGAAGAGAAGAGAAGAGAAGATAAGCACTTTATCAAAAGATAAAGAAATTGATTTTGATTTATTTTGGAATAAGTACGACAAAAAAATAGGGAGGGAAAAAACACATAAAAAATTCACAGCCCTAAAAGATTCAGAAATTAAGGCTATTTTAGCAGTTGTCGATAATTACGTTAAAAATACTCCAGATTTACAATATCGAAAAAATCCATCAACATGGTTAAACGGTAAACATTGGGAGGACGAAGTAAGGGTAAACCCATTTTCACAAATTGAAACTTTGGATGTTAAAAGAAATCAAAATCACTTAAAAGCCCAAAATTATTTAGTGTTAAAGCAAAAAGAGTATTTAGACAATGGCGTAGAGTGGACAAATGAACTGGGTGGCAAATTTTATAAAGAGGGACTAGCCTTATGAGCATATTGAAAAACGGTCATAGTACCGACTATCTTACCAAGTTGACAGATGGGAAAATACAGATGGGTTTGGGTATTGGTTGCGACCTAGATAAACACTTCGTTTACAAACCTAGCGAATTAACAATTATTTTAGGACACGATAATGTCGGAAAGACCTATTGGGCCGAATGGTATTTCCTTTGTTTGGCGATGACGCATGGTTTGCAATTCACGCTTTTCATGGACGAAAATTATGCACACAAAGTGATGCGAGATTTAATCCAGCTATGGACTGGTAAAAATTATTTTGAATTAAATCACAAAGAAGTACGCTCGGCTGAAATGCTTATCGAAAATTACTTTAAATTCGTTGATAATCAAAGAATGTACACACCTACCCAACTGACAGATGTGTGGCTATCCACTCAAACGGATTGTTTGTTAATTGATCCGTTCAATGGGTTAGACACTCCATTTGTTTATTCTGAAAATTACAAAGTGATGAATGAGCTAAAAATGATAAACAAAATAGAGCAAAAAAGTATTTTTATCAATGCTCATCCAAACACAGAAAGCGGTCGGAGTAGCGGATTTTACCCAAAAGAACACATCTACAACGGACACGTTGCACCACCTCAAAAATCAAATATCGAAGGTGGCAAACCTTTCGCGAATAAGGCTGATAATTTTATAATTTGCCACAGGTTAACCCAACATCCGACGATGAAAAATACCACAATGATTGGGACACCAAAAATAAAAGACACATTTACAGGCGGTTCACCTACAATTATCGACGAGGAATTGTACTTCGAATACAACAACGGCAAAGGCTTCTTGATCAACGGAATTGACCCGATGCCAAGAAAAGGTGCAAAAAGTTTGGATGAGCAAAAAGAGCTGTATCACGCCAAATTAATCAATGACACAGCGGAATTGCATAAAATCCACAATAATTTAAACATCAAACCGAATGAAAATTTTTAAAATAAATTTGTTTATTAATAAAATATTCTTATCTTTATAAAAAATCTAAATAAATATGAATGTAATAAGTTTGTTTAATGGGATGGGTACGCTACGACAAGCGTTTCACGATATGAATATTAATATTAATAAATATTATTCAAGCGAAATTAAGCCATACGCTATCGAATTGCAACAACACCACTTTCCCGATGTGATACAGGTTGGAGATATTGAGAATTGGAAAGAATGGGGTATTGATTGGAAAACTATTGATTTTATAGGAAGTGGAAGCCCTTGCCAAGATTTAAGTGCAGCTGGTAAACGTGCAGGAATTAACGGCAAAAAGTCAAGTTTGTTTTTTGTGTTTATTGAAATTTTAGAACACGTAAAATCGCTTAATCCAAACGTATTATTTTTACAGGAAAATGTAGGTTCAGCTTCAAAATTAGATGTTGGAATTATGAGTAGATCGCTAGGTGTTTACCCTGCTAGAATAAACTCTAAATTATTAACGGCACAATTAAGGGATCGATACTATTGGACAAACATAAGAACAAAGGAAACTATGTTTGATATTGTTACTGATATTCCACAGCCAAAAGATTTAAAAATAATGTTTAAGGATATTTTGACCGATGGATTTGTAGAACGAGTGAAATCTACTTGTTTGCTTGAGGGTTATGTTGCGAAAAATACGTACAAAAATGAAACAAGCGATAAAGCACAAAAACATCTTAAAAACAGAAATGCAATAGGGATGTGTCCAATTGTTTACGTTGACACAGATAAGCACACGTGTTTAAATACTGGTAGTGGAACTGGTGGAACTCAAAGATATTTGAAACACAGAAATGAAACAACCGGAATGCTTACTTTGATTTATGAAGAAAATAATGAGTTACGAATCAAAACAAACACGAAAAAAGGGTACGATACAATAACAGAAAACGACTGTATTGATCTAAGTTTTCCAACAAGCACAACAAGGAGAGGGAGGCTTACAAAATGCAAATCACCTTGTTTAATGGAAAGCAACAACAACTTGTATAAATATCAAAATTTGCAAGTTAGAACAGTTAACCAAGTTGAAATGGAACGTTTGCAGGGTTTCCCAGATGGCTACACCTCCATACTTTCAAAAGCAAAAGCGGGATCCCTTTTGGGTGATGGATGGACTTTGCCTGTTATTATTCACATTTTATCATTTATGGATTGAAAAATAAATTTGTTTATTAATAAAATATAGTTATCTTTATAAAAAATTAGAAACAAATGAACAACAAACTAAACGATACTGAACTAGATTCCTTAAATCAAGATGTTAGAACGGCTTTAAGCTACTTTTACACCCAATGTGATATATTGGCTAGTAATTTCCGTTTAAAGGCTTTAGAACGGCTTAAAACAGCTAAAGGTGGGAAAGACGCTAAATTCAAGAATTTGACCCAGATAGCTGAAAATTTGGATTTGTGTAGAATTACGATGGAAAAGGCGCGTAATGAAATCCGCAAACATCATAAAGAGCGGTCAAATTTCGGGTATGCGCTTTTTTCAAAGGATAAGGAGATAAGCGAATTGAAAGAAAAATTACGAATACAAATTAAGTTAAACGATAATTTCAGACAGCTGAATGGTCAGTTGATGGAGGGAATGTAACGACCAAATAAAAGCCGTTTTTATGGATTTTACAATTTGTTATGACAAAGTAAAGTGATTAAAAAACAGGACAAAAAATAAATAAATAAATAAATATAGTTGGTTATTGAATAAATATAGTTATCTTTAGAGAAAATTAGAAATTATGGAACTATTAAACGAGGTTAAAAATGAAATGGAAAAAGGTCGTTATGACTTTTCCGACAAGAAGTGGACAGGTAAACGACTAGGCTTACTACTGGACATCGTGAACGCAACCGAGCGAGTGATGAAAAGAAAAGAAGATCTAGTTGATGGTACTGGATTTATCGAGCAATGGCTATCAGCTGAATTAACTAACTTAAAAAATAAATAATCATGAGCATTTACAAAAAAATTGCAGAGGCAAAAATGGAAATTGGAAAGGTGGCAAAAAACGCTAAAAATCCACATTTTAAAAACACGTATGCGGATATTAATGCGCTAATCGAAGCAGTCGAACCGATATTGCTTTCTAAAGGTTTGGTTTTATTACAACCAATAAAAGATGGTAAAGTGTTCACACAAATTCACGACACGGAAAGTGATGGATTTATCGAAAGTTACTTGGATTTACCAACAACTGGAAACCCTCAGCAAATGGGTTCTGCGATAACTTACTACCGGAGATACACCTTACAAGGATTGCTATCTTTGCAAGCGGAAGATGACGATGGGCAAAAAGCAAGTGAAAAACCACAAGCAACAATAGAAACTATTAAAAAAGCGTTTGAAGCTGGAGCAACTCTAGAGCAATTGAAAGGAAAATATTTTGTTGCGCCAATTTTAGAGCAGGAATTTATTAAATTAAAAACAACTTAAAAATGGAAAATTTATTAGATATTGACAGAGAATTGGAAGCTTTGGAGTGGGCAAATGCACAACCTAACCAACGGACAAACGAATGGTTTAACCAGCGACTAGGTAGATTTACGGCTTCCAATATTTCCGACCTATTGGGCGTGAAAGGACTTGGACTGACTGGCGAAAGTCTATGTTTGAAAAAAGCAAGTGAATTGATTTTTGGCAGAGATGAAGATGAGGATTTCGAAAGTTACGATATGAAACGTGGCAACGAATTAGAGCCGTTTGCGTTTAGATGTTTTTCGGAACTTAAATCTTTGGACTTCATAAATACCGAACAAGCGTACTTCTTTCCGTATCAAGAAAATGGAGGCGCGTCGCCTGATGGCATGGTGGGAAATGATGCGATACTTGAAATCAAATGCCCTAGACCTGATAAATTCTTTAAAATTTGTGCTAAAGGAATTGACGCGGTGGACAAGAATTACATCGACCAGATGCAAATGCAAATGTTATGCACAAATTCTGTTCGTTGCCACTTTTTTAATTTCATTATCTTTAATGGCGTAGAAATGCACGATGAAATAATAGTTGAGCGAGATGAAAATAGAATTAATTTTATCAAAGAAAGGATTGTTGAAGCGTCTATTTTGCGAGATTCATTCGTTGAGATTCTAAGGGAAAAACTAAAGTAAATAAATAACAAATAAATAAAGTAAAATGAGCGAAGTAAAAGGAAAATTAAAAGTGGTTAATGAAACATTTGTAGTTAGCGATAAGTTCAAAAAAAGAGAGTTTGTAATTACGACTGGAGATACATATCCGCAAGACGTGGTGTTTCAATTAACGCAAGACAATTGTAGCAAATTAGACAATTATTCAGTAGGACAGGAAATTGATGTCCACTATAATTTGCGAGGTCGTGAATGGACAAGTCCACAAGGCGAAGTAAAATACTTCAATACTTTAGAAGCTTGGAGAATTGAAAGTGGTCAAGGTTCTGCTCCACCACCAATTCCAACCATTAACAAAGTAGATGTACTAGCAACAACGGCAGACGATTTACCATTCTAAAAATTAAGATTATGACAAATAAAGACGAAACAATTAAGCTGCTCAAACAAGGGGTGGACAGATACGGATTGAGCGAGTTTGCTAAGATTCTCAAAATGGACACTACTTTTTTACGTGGCGTAATTGATGGCAAACGAAACACGATGAAACTCGACAAAATTCGTGAGGCTGTAAACTAGAGTTATCAACAAAAATCAAACGGTTAAAAATAACCAAGTCAAATAATTAGACCCTACGATTAATTTCGTGGGGTTTATTTGTTAAAAACATTAGCAACCCAAACAGATTTATTTTCGTATTATTACAAAAACGAAACTATGAACCAAGATAAAAATGAAGTAGTGTTTTTAACGATAATTATTTTATCATTATTATTTTGTTTTATAACGCGATGAAATACGAACCACTATCAGTAAGGAATGATATTAACGAATTTGTTAAGGACTATTTGGCGGAAAATTTTGATTACAATATGTTCATGGAGGATGATGAGGAAGAAGAATTTAGGCTTTGCGTAATCCAAGCAACCTTGAAATTTATTAAGATTTCTGGGCAACTTAATTAACATGGATAAACTATCAAAAATAGCTGGTAAACATTCTGAATGGGTTTCGATAGTGAAATCTTTTGGCGAAAGAAATTACGCAGACGATATTGTTCAGGATGTTTATTTACGAATACACAAGTACAACTACCTTGACAGAATTGTAATTGAGGATAAAATTAACACTTCGTTAATGTGGGCGATGCTTAGAAATGCGACACACGACCACAACAAAAAGTACAAACGCGAGTTACTTCCAATAGACGATCTTAAGAATTACGCAGCTGAATTACCGGAGGATGACCAATTTTCAAGTTTAGAGCGTTTGCATAGAAAAATAAGAAACGAAATATTAAACTGGCATTGGTACGATACCATGCTATTCACTCTATATTTAGAAAGAGATTTATCAATGAGGGAAATAGCCAAACAAGCAAACATAAGTCTAACATCGATTTTTAACACGCTAAAAAACTGCAAACAAAGATTGAAAGATAACGTGGGCGAGGATTGGCGAGATTATTTAAATAAAGATTTTGAATTAATAAAATAATATATGGCAAAGAAAAAAACGTCGAAAGGATTAGGCGACACAGTAGAGAAAGTACTTGACGCAACAGGATTGGGAAAATTAGCAAAGTTTGTGCTAGGCGAGGACTGTGGATGCGATAAGCGAAAAGAAAAATTAAACAAACTACGAATATTTCCGCATAAAAAACCAAATTGTTTAACCGAAGCGGAGTACAACTATCTTACTGCAAATAACAATGAGGTATTGACAAAAAAAGTCAACATAAAGCCAAGTGAACAATATATGATGATAAAAATACTTTCACGAGTATCGAATGTAAGATACGAACCGACAAGCTGCGCAACTTGTGTTACTGAATGGCAGAGAAAATTATTGGCGGTTTTATCGACTTATGAAATAGATAAAATTTAATGATAAAAAAATAGGAATATCGGTATTTTATTATTAAATTTAAATAAACATAAAAACATGAACGAATTATTCAGCTTTCCTAAAAACATTGTAATAAAAACAAATGACAAACTATCATTTAAAGCATCAAAAAAAATAGAAACACAAAATTTAAGAGTTTCTAAAAGAGATGATAACTTTAAAGAAATAATGAATGAATTGTCTGGATTTCCGAAAATAAATCAATACCAAGCCATAAAAACAAACGGCACGAGCGATTGTGGGTCAATTTTTACCTATGCACTTAATAACTGGGAAGAAATTACGGAAATGTATTTAGCAACTTGGACAATTTCAAAGGCAAATATAAAAAGACTTTCTGATGCGGTTATATCTGGGAAATTAAAAAAATTAACGATGGTTTTTTCGTCAACATTAAAACCAGCAAACCCATCACTCTACTCATGCCTTGTTAATAGCATGAAAGATTTTGAAAATGTTAAATTAAAAGAAATAAATTCACACGCTAAAACTTTTTCAATATCAAATGGAATAGACTATATTACTGTAAGCGGTTCAGCGAATTGGAGTGAAAATCCAAGAATAGAAAACTTTTTAATATTAAACGACAAAGATTTATTTGAACACCACAAAGAATGGATGTCAGAATTAACAGATTTAATCTAATGGCAAAATCAACAGACGCAGAAATAGAATTAAGAGTATCAACAATTTACGAAATGGTTGTTAAAGGTGCTTCCAGAAAGTATATTGTTCGATATTGTTCAGAAAATTATAATATATCGTCAAGGCAAGTAGATACATATTTGTCACGAGTAAACGAAGAAATTAAATTAACTTTTGGCTTAGAATATAAAGAAAGAATCGTTGAAAAACATTTAGCTCAATTAGACGATTTGTATGTTAAAAATTACACAATAGAAGATTTTAGAGAGTGCAGAAATTTAATTGAATCAAAATCAAAACTGCTTGGACTTAATGAACCTGAAAAAAAATCTATAAGTCAGAACTTACTTCTTAACGGTTTGGACATTAAATTTTCGGATATTATAAAAGGATTTGATACAAATAAATAACAAATACATTGAAGGATTTAACGCCAATTCTCGTTACTTCATTGTAACAGGTGGGCGTGGTTCTGGCAAATCATTTAGTCTAAATCTACTCATAAGTTTGTTAACCTACGAAAAAGGACACGTAATTCTGTTCACTAGGTACACTATGTCGTCTGCTCATATTTCAATTATTCCAGAGTTCCTCGAGAAGATTGAACTTATGGGAAAACAAGATGATTTTTATGTCATAAAAGATGAGATAGTTAATAAGTTAACTGGTTCAAAGATATTATTTCGTGGCTTAAAAACTTCTAGTGGCGACCAAACGGCAAACCTAAAATCATTGCAAGGCGTAACAACATGGGTTCTCGATGAAGCAGAGGAATTACATAATGAGGATATGTTTGATAAAATTGATTTATCGATACGCCAAAAGGGTTTGCATAATAGGGTAATCTTGATACTAAATCCCGCAACAAAAGAACACTTTATTTATCAGCGATTCTTTGAATCTAAAGGCGTGAAAGGTGGATCTAACGAAACTAAATTAGACACAACATACATACATACAACCTACCTAGACAACTCCGAAAATCTATCTGAAAGTTACCTAAATCAACTTGAAAATATAAGGGTAAGGCGACCCGAAAAATACAAACATCAAATACTTGGTGGGTGGCTCGATAAAGCGGAGGGAGTAATATTTACCAATTGGTCAATAGGCACGTTTGTTAATTGCGGTACATCTGTTTTCGGTCAAGATTATGGATTTTCAAATGACCCTAGCACACTTGTTGAAACATCAATAGACAAAGAAAATAAAAAGATATACGTTAAGCTGTGCCTGTATAAACAAGCGCTTACAACTACGGATTTATATAGCTATAACAGGCAGTTTGCTGGGGATAAATTGATCGTCGGCGATAGCGCTGAACCTAGATTAATATCAGAACTTAAAAGCAAAGGAAATAATGTTGTTCCAATTAAAAAAACGGAGATTACTTTTGGGATTGCTTTGCTTCAAGATTATGATATTATAATAGATGAAAGTAGTATTGAATTAATAAAGGAAATGAACAATTATAGTTGGATGGATAAAAAATCCAGCACACCAATAGACAAATTTAATCATTGCATTGACGCGATGAGATATGCTGTAACGCATCAATTAATTAACCCAAATTCTGGAAAATATGCAATCAGTTAAAGACGAATTGCCGATAATGGTGGCGGTGGTGCAGGAGTACATCTACCAACAAAAAGGAGTACACGTGAGAATAGTGTTTAATGACCCTTATAAAATTAGGCTACATTGCCAAATGTTAGCGGACGCTTATTCCTATGTGTTACAAAAAAACGCAGAGCAAGTTAAATAGATAAGACAATGGATTTACAGATAAAAGTACCAACAGATTTAAGTGAGATAACTCTAAAAGATTATCAAACTTTTGTTGCCATTCAAAAAGATTCCAACGACGAGGAGTTTGTGGCTCAAAAAATGATTGAGATATTTTGCGGTATAAAACTTTCGGAAGTTGCGAAGATTAAACTAAAATCTTTAAACGAAATGGTGGTACATTTCACCCACTTATTCACCCAAAAACCAAAGTTTCAATCTAGCTTTAAAATTGGAGAATTGGAATTTGGATTCATTCCAGACCTAGAAGAGATTACATTTGGGGAGTACGTGGATTTGGAAAATCATATGCAGAATTGGGATGACTATCATAAGGCGATGTCTGTGCTATATCGGCCAATTAAAGCTAAACGAAAAGACAAGTACGATATTATCGACTATGAACCAAACAAGGATTTTCAGGACTTGATGAAGTTTGCACCACTAGACGTTTGTATTGCTTCGTCTGTTTTTTTTTGGACTTTAGAAAGCGAGTTGTTGCAGGGTACTCTGAATTATTTGGAGAGTCAAATGGCGATGGAGAAATCAACGACTTTAGCGAAAGAACTCAATTTGCTAAACGGTGGGGATGGTATCAAAGCCTATATGCACTCGCTCAGGGCGACATTACAAAGTTTGACGACATCGCCGCATCTCGACTTACTAAATGCCTTACCTATCTTACATTCGAGAAAAACAAAACAGAAATTGAAAACAGAGAAATTCAAAGAAGAAACAAAATAAGATGAAAGGATTCTATAAAATAACGGAAGCATTACAGACGCATTTCACAAATGATATTATTGTGAATACCGTAACTGAGGGGGATATTTTTGAAGTAGATTTAAACAAACAGACTATATTTCCATTAGTTCACGTAATGGTTAATAACGCATCTTTCGAGGTAAATGTTGTTCGTTTCAACGTGAGCCTAATTGCTATGGATGTAGTTGATATTTCAAAGGAATCCGTAACGGATATATTTCGAGGAAACAGCAACGAACACGATGTACTTAACACGCAACTTGAAGTACTAAATAGGGCGTATGCGCAAATGCTACATGGCGAATTATGGGATAGTTCAGTTGAGGTAAGTGGCAACCCAAACTGCGAACCGTTCACAGAAAGATTTGAAAACCTATTAGCTGGGTGGACAATGACATTTGATATTATAGTGCCAAATGAAGTAACTATCTGTTAATGGAAAAGGGGGCGGTTCAAATAGCATTAGAAAGGTTTCGCGACCACGTTATAAGTCAGGCTAGGCGTAACCTTACGTCAAGGCAAAAGAACTCGTCAAAGACCTTATACAACTCCCTTAAAGGCTCTGTAAAGACTAGCAAGAACAGTATTGAGCTTGATTTTTCAATGGAGAATTACGGAGTATTTCAAGACGAAGGAGTGAAGGGAAAAGACCCAAGCAAGGTATCCCCAAATGCAAAGATAAGAGGACAGCAAGCACCAAACAGTAAGTACAGATTTGGGAGCGGAAGTGTTGGGAGGTATGGGGAATTTGTTTCATCGATAGAAAAGTGGGCAAAGAAAAAGAACATAAGGTTTAGAGACAAAAACGGCAAATATAAAAGTGGAAATTACAAATCTTTGGCTCACGTTATTGCAGGAAATATCTACAATAGAGGAATCAAACCAAGTCTATTTTTTACCAAACCTTTTGAGTCTGCTTACAAGAATTTGCCAAATGAATTGATTGAAAAATACGGATTAGATTCCGAGAAAATATTGAATAAACAATTAGACGAAATAATAAAAGTTAAAAAATGAGTACATTATTTGTAAGGTCGCCATATATAATTGCAATTACAGGAACAGTTGGACAGGTTGCAAGTGTTGAGTTGAAAGTATGGAATAATCCAAGTAGCGCACCAGGACATCCGACGAGAATATTAACAAAGCCTATACCAAGCGCAAATGTAACGACTGTTTATTTCGATATTTCGCCATACATTCGCGAGTACATACAACCTATTTCTTTTGTTGAGTATGGTGCGGTTGGAACTATTGAAAATAATGAATTTGCAAACGCAAGCATAATTGTCAAACTAAACGAAACGACGGAATTTATCAGCTCATTCACTTGCTTGAAAGGATTTGGCTACAACGATGATGGCTACAACTACAATAAGTCATCAGCATTTACAGCCTTAACGAACGGAACTTATTATACCGATGAAACAACTTGCGGTAGCTTGTATTTAGACACGCAAACGGATGGGTTAAGCTATACGGCAACGTACACTGATATCGTAACTGGTGCATCAATTGGTACTTTTGCTTTGAGTGGTTCGATAAAAAAGATACCGTACATTCATCCATCCGCTTTTGCTTTGGGTGGCAATAAATTAGTTATCACAAATCCAAGCGCAGTTGTATTGGGGACTTATTTTTTTAAGACACAATGCGAAAATAGGTACACGCCAATTAATTGTGATTTCATAAATAAATTTGGGGTTTGGCAAAGGTTGGTATTCTTGAAAGTTTCAAAAACAAATATTGATGTTTCAGGTAAAGAATATAATTTCATGAGTGGAGCGGTCAATTATAATATTTTAGAAGCAAAAACAAGAGAACTTAATATAAACGGAAAAGAATCTATTAAGGTAAATACTGGGTTTGTGCCAGAGGAATATAGCGAGGTAGTAAAACAACTTATGTTATCCGAAACGATATTACTAGACAATAGACCTGTACGTAGAAAGACAAACGCAATGCCGTTACCCTCTGCGGTTAACCAAAGGAATATCAATTACGAATTAGATTTTGTTTATGCAAATCCTTTAATTAATGTCGGAATATGAGGAGGGTAGATTTTTGGATTGAGGATAAAAAACTAGATTTATTTCAAGAGGAACAGATAAAGATTACTTCGAAAATTGCGGACTACAAAGATATTGGTAAAATATTCACAGACTATTCACAGTCCTTTACCGTTCCTGCATCTGACAATAACAACTCAATTTTTGAGTACTACTACAATAATGATTTAGATGGAACAATTGACCACAACCTACGCAGAGCGTCTAGGTTAGAAATTGATTTAGATATATTTAGAACTGGAAAGGCTCAACTTGAAAAAGGTGTGGTCGTTAAGGGTCAAGCGGAATATTATACGGCTACTTTTTATGGAGAATTTGTAACCTTAAAAGATAAAATAGGCGAGGATAAATTGGGGGATTTAGATTATTCATCAATCGACCACGCCTATACGGAAATAGAAGTATTTAAAAGAGTAAAAGGAGATATTGTTGACAGCGTAAAATATCCATTAATTACGAGTAAGAATAATTGGACTTATGGAGATTTGGCATCTACGGACATCACAACTGTGGCGGGAAAAATATTACATTCAGACCTATTTCCTGCCGTAACTTTTCCAAAGATATTTGAATTAATACAATTAAAATATGGGTTAACTTTCAGCGGTGGTTGGTTGTCGTCTGAAAACTTCAAAAGACAGTGTTTATGGTTCAAAAATAAAAACCAAATACAGCAAATTTCTAAGCCTTACGACTTGGTAAATGACAGTGGCGAAAATTTTACAAATGGATTTATTTTTAGCGAATTGTTTTACACGTACAGAAATCCAGCGACTGTTGTTGGTGGGGATATAAGGCATAGTGCATCGGTTCAAGTTAACACAACATCAACTTTTGACTATTATTTAGATGTTTTTAAAAATGGTTTGTATGTAATTACTTTAACAAAATGGGGAGGTGGCAATAATTTTTTTCAAGTCGTTACACTTCAACAAAACAATCCATCGCTTTCTGAATCCTACACGTTTAAGATTAGAAGTAAAGGAGTAGCAACTTTTACTGGCTCTATAAATTATAGCATCCAAACCTATGAGTACTCAACTGGATACAACATAGAGAGTTATTCAAATCCATTCAATTCAATAACAACATCCATAACGACAAATCTACAAATCTATGCACCCGAAATAAAGGTATTGGATTTCCTTAGATCTGTAATGCAAAGCGCACAACTAACCGTTGTGGGACTAAATGAAACTGATTTTGTGTTTATGCCGTTAAACGAGTATTATAATTCTGGTAGAAATATAGACATTACGCCCTACGTTGTTACGGATTTAATTGAATATAAGCGACCTAGTCTATTTAGTGAGATTGATTTTAAATACCAAAAATCTGAATCAATATTAAACACAGCTTTTTTTGATTTATTTGGTAGAAACTACGGAGATTTAAGGGGTACATTCCCTTATGATGGTGGTAAATTTGATGTTCAATTAGGGTTTGAAACTTTATTGCATCAGAAATTTACAGGAACAGGTTTGCAGGTCGGATATTGTATCAATAAGGATCTACAACCGTATGTGCCAAAGCCTGTTGTTCTTACTTATTTTGACAAATCACCCGGAATATACGAGGTTTATTTAGGTGGAACGGCATATACAGGTGACTACATTCCATTCGGTCAAGATTTAATAAATAGCGGAACGAATTATACATTGAATTGGAATATCGAGGTATCTAGTTGGACAGAAAATCCAGAGCCAAACGGACTATATTCTACTTATTACGAACCTTATTTGCTAAATTTATTTAACAAAAAAACTAGAGTAGTTTCCTTAGATGTAAACTTTCCGCAGTCTTTAATTATAGACTTGAAACTAAATGATAAGGTAATTGTTCGTGATAAAAAATACATTATAAATTCACTTCAAACGAATCTGAATACCGGCGATATGAAAATGGAATTATTGTCGTGGTGGAATATTGATGACAATAGTATGATTATAAAAATTGGCGCAACAGAGGGAGAAGAGGATATATTTTTTGAGGTTGGCGATGGAAGTATGGCAATATCTCGTGATGGTATTGATTTCGGTTCATTTTCCGATTTCGTGGATTCGTCTGCGGATGTTAGGATATTGGCATTTCAGAAACGCGCCAAAGATGATGGCGGAACATTTGAGGCTTACAACTGTTTGGAGGAATATAGACTCTTCCCAAGTGGAACTGTTCAAACAACATTCACATATCCAACAAACACAACAGGTGTAGAAAGAACAGAGGCGGTAAATGTTACGGCAACCTACTACGTTGGTGGTGTTGCGCAAGAAGTTCAATCACAATTAATAATAACACAAGAGGGATGACGATAAAAGCTATTGTAGAAATGTTGCAACTTACCGATTTTTACAACGAATCGGAGAATATAGATATTGCAAAAGGAAAATATAAGTTACACACAAGTTGGAAAAAGATTTGGAAGCAGGGAAAAAGACAAATAATAATCAATCGAAATGGCGGAAACTAAAACAATACAACTAAACGTTGACACAAAACAAGCTGTCAATGCGATGGAGAATCTAACGAAAGCCAATAAGGGTGTCCACGCTTCGTTTGAGGATGTTTACGGAGAATTACAGCCACTGACCTCAAGAATGGGTGAAGCGGAGGATAGGTTGTATGAACTAGGATTAGCAGGTCAAACCACCACTAAGGAGTACAAAGAACTTTTAAAAACAGTTGGAAATTACCGACAAGTTCAGATAAAAACAGATTTAGCTGTTGACGCAGCGGCTGGTACTTTAGGTCAAAAATTAGGCGGTGCAATTACGGGTGTAACGGCTGGTTTCTCTTTGGCACAGGGTGTTATGGGTGCTTTCGGTACGGAATCTAAACAAGTTGAAGAAGCCTTGTTAAAGGTTCAAGCGGCGATGGCTATTCAGCAAGGTGTACAGGGTGTTAGAGATGCTATACCTGTGTTTAGGCAAATGAAAGACGCCGCTATGGATGCCTTGAAAGGTATTAAAACTGGATTATTAGCAACTGGAATTGGTGTGCTAATTGTTGGGTTGGGATTAGTGGTTGCTTATTGGGATGATATTTTAGAGGCTACTGGATTCGGTACAGAAGCTTCAAAGAAATATGCAGAACAACAGAAGAAAGTCGCAAAAGAAGCACAGGAAGCATCTAAAAAACAAAGTAAATTTATAGTTGAAGAATCCGCTGCTTTCGTTGGTTTGATTTATCAATTGAAAGGAACTAATGCAAAATCCAAAGAAAGGGCAAATTTAATAAAAGAGGTAAACGGAAAGTACGGGACTACTCTTAAAAATTTGTCTGATGAATTTGAATTTACGGAACAACTAAACGTATCTATTTCGGAGTACATTCGTTTGCAAAGTGTGAAATTTAAAATTGGAAAAAATGAAGAACTCATTTCGGGTGCTTTAGAAAAGCAATATGATTTAGAAAAGAAAGTTGCGAAAGAAAGGATTGAGATTTTAAAAGTAATGGAATCTACTGGAAAGTCTTTCGGTGAAACTGCTAGAAATTTGGATTACGCAAAATCAATAGTAGAACTGGATAAGGTAAATGACAGGTTGTTGGGTTACGGTGTGAATATTAGCAAACTAAAAGGCGAGCAAGATAAGTTAACAGAGGGTGGTAAAAAGTATGTCGAGGGGAACAAAGATGTAGTTACGTCGGTCAAAGAGGTTTCTAAAAACACAGATGAATTAGCGGCAATTGAAAAAGAAAGATTAGACAATATTAAGGACTTGCAAAATGAATTACTAGATAGTATTGCTCAAGTTGAGCAGGATAGCGCAAACACAAAATTAACGGCTCGGCAATTAGAACTACAAAATGCAAATGACTTTTATTTTAATTTAATTACACAAGCCGAGCAAAACGAAATTGACACAGCAACATTGGAACAAGCGAAAGTAGATAAATTAGCTTTAATAAATAAAACATTCAACGAATCTGATGCAGTTGCGAGAAAAACAAATCAAGATAAAATTGATGCAGACCAAAAAATTATTGATGACAAAAAAATAGAAGCGGAGAAAGCAGTTGCCGAACAAAAAAGATTTATTCAAGAGCAAGGGTTTAATTCTGCTTTACAGGGTATTGGAATAATAAAAGGGTTGTTTGAAAAATCTAAAGGAGTTCAGAAATCGGCATTAATTGCTGAATCCGCAATTGGTATAGCTAAAATGGTTATATCAACAAAACTTGCCAACATTGCGGCATTAGCAACTCCACAAGCAATTGCGACAAGTGGAGTGAGTGCGATACCCGTTATAGCTAGTAACAATATTTCAGCTGGAATTGGAATAGCAGCTAACATAGCAGCAACAGCAAAAGGATTAAGTGCATTGGGTGGTGGCGGCGCACCAACTGGTGGTGGCGGTCTTGGAGGAGAGAGTAGAGGTCCAGGTGCTACACAAATTACACCCAATTTTAACGTAGTTGGAAATACTGGAATTAATCAATTAAACAACCTTAACCAACCGATACAGGCGTTCGTGGTAAGTGGAGAAATGACAAGTCAACAGCAGTTAGACCGAAATAAACAATCTTTAGTTACTTTATAAAATACAACAAACAACCAAATAAAAGTTAATAAGTATGAATATCATAGAATTATTGATTGATGAAAAGAACCCGCTATCTGGAATAGATGCGGTTTCCATTGTCCATGACCCAGCAATTGAAGAAAATTTTATCGCTCTAAAAAAACACGAGGTCGAGTTGAAACAAATTGATTCGGAAAAACGAATCTTAATGGGTGCGGCGCTTATTCCAAACAAACAGATTTATAGGAAAAATAAAGATGAGGAATTTTACGTGTTTTTTTCTGAAAAGACTGTCCGACGAGCAAGTGAATTGTTTCTACAAAAATCCAATCAAAATAATGCCACGATGGAACACGAGAAACAACTAACAGGAATGACAGTTGTTGAAAGTTGGATAATTGAGGATAAAAAAATGGACAAGTCCGCAAAGTACGGATTTGATTTACCGATAGGAACTTGGATGATTTCGATGAAAGTTGAAAACGATGAAGTTTGGAAAGACGTTAAAGATGAAAAAATAAAAGGTTTTTCGATCGAGGGATATTTTGCCGATAAAATTCAGAACTCATCAAACGTAGAAAATAATGAAATTATTAATCAACTTAAAAAATTACTTAATGGCGAAATTTAAAACACCAAGCAAGGCAAGTCCGAGAGAGGGCGCAACGAGAGGTTGCCTTTGCAAAGATGGGAAGTACAAAAAGAAATGTTGCG